CAGAACATAGCGAACGCGACGCGAATGGAAAGTTTATTACTTGTTGGGGTGTCGCTTGTTTGAGTGAACTTTCGCCCGATTACAACCCCTATTCCCGCTATAATCACGGCTTTGCCATTGTAGATAAGGGAACAAATGGAGCGTTCAGCGTTCACAATTATAGAATACACGAAGGAAAGATATTATGAGAAGAAATATATTCGCAGCAATCCTGCTTGTTTTGGGAACATCATTACTTTGGTTGGTCTTATGTTGGAATTGGTGGGGACGAACTGTTGCAAAAAACGCAACAACTGAAATTCAGAAACAAGATAGCGTCATCAATTACAACGCTGGCGAATACGACCGACTGCTTCAAGAACAAATAGAACTTTATAAACAACTCCGAACTTATGAAGACGCTCAATCTAAAGCCAAAACCACCTATCAAAGAACTCGTTCTACTATTGTTGTTCGAGATACTATTACTCGCGTGGATGTCATCCATTTGGTGAACTCTTGCGATAGCGTTATTGCTTCAGATTCACTCGTTATTGACAACCTCAAAGAACAATTGAACATTGAAGGGGAAAAGATTGACAACTTACAAGAAACAATCGTTGCTTATGAACAGAAGGAAGACATCTTAACCGAAGAAATAAACACTCTAACTGCTGAAAAGAAAAAGTTAGATAAACAAAAAAAGCGCAGAAACCACGCTTTAATTGTTACAAGTACAGTAGCTGCAATTTCTACTTTTGTTCTTTCAATTTTATTTTAGATTCGTCAACGTAGAACTTCAAGGAGAACTGAATTGCTTCACTTAAAAAAGTGTTGCGACTATTCTCACCTCGTTTCTCGTCTATCTCGTTCCATAGGTCTTTGTGCAAGTAAACACAAATTCCTTTTTTAGTTTTGCTCTGAGCCATCTTCTTTGTTTTTAGTCATCATCGAACCTATCATAAGCGCAAGATAGATTTTCTCTTTCGCGTTTAAGTCTTTCCGTTGAGAAAGTTCAAGGAGAATGTCGCCTAAAATCTTTCCCTGTTGAAAGTAGTTCGCGAGTGAATTAACAATTTCGCGCTCGCGCTCGTAAGTCATTTTGAGCGTTTCGTAAAGTGGTGTATTTTTCATATTGTAAATTTATGCTAAAATAAAAGTGTTTGGACTTCTGGTTTATAACTTGAATCATATCTTTTATTTTCTCCTTTTGGATATAGTTCTATTGGATATTTCAAGTTTGTTTTAAAAATCTTGCTTTTTTTTCCTACAAAAAAAATATAACGATGCTTACTGCTTCTAAATTTTCTATTTGTTTTTTTATTTATATTCTTATCGTAGTGTCTGCTATGACTTCCGTCTTCAAAACCAATATCAGTTCTTTCTTTTGTCATTCCAGTATAAATCCAATTTGTTGCTTGGTATATATAACCATTATGATTCATTTTGGTATCAGCATAACTAACTATTATTAAGTCTTCTTGTATTTGATTTAATGAACTTGATACAAAAAAACTCAATACATTTTTTTCTAAACTATCAGTAACGCATAGTCGATTTAATTCATAAACATATTCAGAAAATTCTTTTCCACAAACACCAATACATAATGAAGGTGAAGCTGGTTTTCCAATAGTCAACACACCCATTAAAATACTTTCTTTATACAAACCAAATGAATAACTTATAGAAGGTATTCTTTTTGCGTAATGTTTTTTTAATAACCAATCGTAAGTTTCTTGAGGTTTTATGCTCAATACTTTATAAATGTTTTTTATTGACATATTTTATATTTTAACCGACAACGTATTGTCCATAACTTGGATTGAGTTCGAAATACATTCGCATCATAATCGCGTCGGCAACGTCTGGAGAAATACCTTCGCGGTTCTTGATTACGTCCTTCGGTGTGACCTGTAACTTTCCGTCAACATCTGCGCGATGTCGCTTAATCATTTCGAGCTCACGCACTATCTGTTCTTTGCGTGTACTGGATAGAATAGTGAGCCGATTCTCCTCTACATATTGAGCCAATTTATAATAACATTCGCTCTTTAAGTTTTGGTATTGCGGATGCTTTGGTTTAGATCCGTTTTGGAATCCTACGCACTTCAAATAATCAACCGCTCCCGCGCCAATTCCATCTTCATCCGCGATAACATTTTGCAGAAGAATTGAATGGTCTTTCATTACAACGCGTATGCGGTTAACGACTTCGTCAATAGCTGCACGATTCATTTCAATTATGTCGATGATAGTTAAACCTTCCCAAACGCAGATGATTGTTCTATCCTTCCCAAAACGCGCTATATCTGCTGTGATGTATTTCTTGCCTTCATTGATTACTTCGTTCCTAAACATTCGAAGTAAGTTCTCCGTTTGAAACAACTTGTCGCTATCGTCGTCGAACTCCCAGTTCCCTTCCAAAAGTCTTTTGCGGTCATATTCGGGAAGTCTTCGTAACGATTCGATGTAAGCAACCGGTAAGAACGGATTGTCCTGCGGTAACGCTTGCACGAAGGCGCGGTGTGAAGGTAGTTCGTTCCTGTTATTTTTAATGTAGAACTCGTTATACAACCACCCCTTCGCAGGATTGCACGAAAGAAAACCTTTGGGAATTAAACCGAACTCGTTCAACTTGTAACGGCATCTGGAGTGAACGATGCTGACCGCTTTTTCAGTTACTTCGGAACACTCGTCAATAAAGTAGTCTGTAATTTCTAACGATCCAAGTGAATTGAAATTTACGTCCGAAGGGTAAGCGAACAAGTCTTTCAAAACAATTTCGCTTCCGTTGAAGAACTTTATCACGTTGGATTGTCCGTTGAAAGTGTAGTGTTTATTCGCTATCAATCCAAACTCCTCAGCCGTTTCAAAGAACGTGTTTAACGTTGTCTTTTTCAGAGTGTCTAATTTGCTTCGTCCAATAAGAGAACGCGTCCCTGCGTACTTCAAACGGCGTTGAATCTGCCACATACAACCGAACTTCGTCTTGCCACCACCTGCCGCGCCACCGTAAAGTAATTGCTCAACGATGCTATCGGTGTTCAAATAGTTTAACGCTTCGATTTGACGCGGCAGGTATGTTGGTTTGTATGGATTCAAAATAGAGATAATTGATTTTCAACCACAGGACAAAGTTCGTCTTGAAGCATCTGAATTATACGATCGTATTTCTTCGCGTCGTTGTTTTGCGTAACCTGGTGAAGTAGCAATTCAAGACCAACTTGAAACGCTTCGCTTTTTGTTTCGTAAACGCAATGTTTAGCGTGATAAAGTAATGGCTGCGACCAACCTTGCTCCTGTCCTTTAAAGCTAATTGAATAACTCCAATTTCCATTCTCAACAATAGCGGTGTTAACCTGCGCTTCATAACCCTTGATACATTTGAATGTCTTCAAGATAGGGTTAAGACACACACCTTGTTTGTTAAATGTAAACTGACTCATTGCTTCGACAAGTATAATTTGTACAACTCACGCATTCCTTCAAACGCAATCGATTCCTTCAATAGCTGACGCTTCCTGTCGCTCATTCGTTCAACCATTGGTTTGTTCAAGTTCTGCTCGAAGTAGATAGTCTTTCTCGCTTTCGCTTTGCAAAGTTTGTATTCTTCGTCTGTGAAAGTGTCAATCGTTATCTGTTTGCTTTCTTCGAGCCAACGCATAAGCGACACCGCACGAATCTCGATAACCGTATATTTTCCTTTCTTGAAGTTGTGCAAGTCTTCCGCTAACATTCTTCTCCAGCTATCGTCGTTTACCGCCATTTCTTTTTCTTTTAGTTGTTTAGATTCCTCTTCTTTTGATTCCGCTATTTCACGCTGTATTTGTAGATTCGCTTTGTCGCGGTGTGGTTTGTAGTGCGTCAACACATCGCCTATAAACGACACGCTCAACGCTCCAAAATGCTCACACTTTTTACTCAGTTCATTTGCTGCGTTTAGTTCGAAGGCTAAGTTGAAGTGTTCGAATGTAACCCAACGAAAATGCTTTATAATGAACTCGTGCAGCATTTGAAGTAACTGCGCTTCGGGTAATGCTATTCCGTACATAGCGCACACCTTCGAACATAACTTAACGAACGTTGGTAGGTCGTAGTCGGCTACAAATGCGCTTTCACGTTCTGCACGATCAACCCTTTGTGTAATTGTGAGCGTCGTTGTAGATGCGTTGCGCAGCATCGGAGTCGAATTTTCCATTTTTGATTTTGGTTTGTTGGTTTGTTGTTACAAATGTAGATAAGTCCCACTTACGGACGGCTGCCTTCCAGTCTTTCATTTGATTGCGTCCCACTTTCCAACCGTTTGCTTCGTAGTGTGCGTGAAACTTTTCGGTAAACTTCAGCGCGTCGTCGTTGCTTAACTTTTCGCAAGCGTATTCGTAGATTTCAACGACAGTAGGTTTCTTGAATGGTGACTTCTTTTCTTTCGTTGGTGCTGGAAGGTTAGCCTGTGGAACTGATAAGCGAATAAGAATATCGTTTATCTTTTGTTCCTGTTCCTTCATGCAGCTTCGAGCTGAATCATTCTCTTTTTTAATTGTAGTATTAGCATCATTGTTTTATTTAGTATTCGTCCCTTTCCATATCTGCATCTTCTTCGCGAGTGCATTCGTAACAAAGACCTATTTCGTCTTCGAATAGTTCCTGCACGTCGCTGTCATCCCAGTCACGATATTTTCTATTTGTTCTTTTGATTTCTGAAATGCGTTCTTCAATTTGGTCTGAATCGCAATAACGGCAATAGTCGCTCATAGATTTTTGATTTTAAGGTTTATTTTAATTTGGCTTTTCTTTTCGCTTCGAGTTGTTTTTGATGCTCCAAGTGTTCCACAAATTTAGTGAAAAACTTGATTGGTTTAGCATAACCCATCTCATTCATCAATCCACAAATGCGTTCAACGGTTGCCGCGTAGCTTTTATCACATTCTATTTGCCAAGTAGCTTGTTTGATTCCGTGCATAACCGTAGCGTGATCCTTTCCATAGTGCTTACCAATTGAATCGAAAGACTGAAAGTAACAAGGACGTATCAAGAAGAAAATGATTTGTCGTGCTGTTACTATCTCGCGTCGTCTTGTTGGTGTGTAAAGCGTTTGAGACTGAATACCAACAACGCTACACACAACATCTTCTAATGCACTCCAGAACACTTCGCGTTCGTTCTCAAGTTCTTGCTGTTGTTTGATTTGCTCGGTAGATAGACGCTCGTATTTCGGAGTAAGCATTGTCCAAAGTGTTTCGAATCTTTCCATATGTGCAAACGGAATCATATCCACTATTTGCTGTCTTATCTGCTCGTTAGTCATTTTCTTCGTTGATTAAAATGGTTGGTGTAAAAGTGCTGAATACTTCTTCTCTTGACAGTCCTGTGTGAAGGCAAATGTTGTTGAAGTCTTTGATTCTCATTCGCTCTGGGTGTGCGACGTAAAGTCGTGCCGTTGGGTCGCTGATTCGAAGAACATTCTTGAAGTTGTGCATCGTCTTGAATTGACTTTTTACAAGTCGTCCAAATGGTGTTGAATAGATTTGTTTGTTCATAAGTTGAAAAGAGATTTTACCACGCGTTGAATGAAGTTCAATTGAGGTTGTTTTGCCTTAACCTTTTGCGCTATTGGTTGTTTGGGTTTAGGTTGGTTGAAAAGGTTTGTTTGTCTTTGCTTTTGAACTTGACGATCCCAATTTGTTTTGTTATATTTTTTTCTCTCAGCTAAAAATAAATCGTAACGCTCCGCACGAATACGTTCAACCGCTTTAAACGTTCCGTCTTTTTCTTTCCAATATAGACCTGCAGTTTTTAGAGGTGTTGCGTAAGCAATGCAAGTGTTCAAATTTGCTAACGCTTCAACTGGTGTTTGTCCTTCGTTTACTAATCTGCAAAATTCACGAAGTCTGTTAATGTCAAATGCTTTTCTTGTTTTCATTTTGTTTTTAATTGTATGGTTTATTGTACATTAAGTCATTGTGGCTTTATAAGGGACGGGAATCCAGTCTTTCGCCCCTTATAAGACACATTAAATTTAGAATGGAAGTTCGTCTTCGTCGTCTTGCGTTGGCTTAACCAAACCGCTTTGTTCCAACATTGCCTTCGCTTTGTTCATTTGATCGGCTGCGCGGTCTAAACGCTTGCTGAACTCAGCTGAAGAACTCACTTTGTTTTGCAACCACTCTGGAAGCATCTTGAAACGCAAGTCGAAGTCTTCGCTGTCGTAGTCTAAAAGAAACGCTGCGTTAACTTGTGGTGGGCAAGTCATTCCCTTAGCAAGTGGTGACGCTCCTTTGAGGTCTGCGTAGGTACGTCCTGTATTCGCTGTGCGGTGCATTACGCTCACCATTGCTTCCTTCCCAAGCAAAGTACCAATGTCGAATTTGTTTGCTTCTCCGTCGCTCATTGCCTTGCCTAACCACGATTGAACGAAGGCGCGTAAGCCACTTTTCTCGTGCATAGACAATGTGAAGTCGCGACCAATAGAGAAAGGTTGTTCACCTTTACCAAAGTCGGCAGTTTCAAGGGGCAATTCGAACACCAGGCGAACTTTGTTCACTAACTTTTCTTCGCCTTGATAGGTGTCGACGATTGTTCCGATGTGAATGATTTGGTAGCAACGCGCTACGTGTGTACCTGCAGGGACTGTTTGACCTCCGCTGTTGTTGTTTGTTTGTTGTGCAATAATGCTCATTGTGTTGTTATTTTGTTGATTTATATAAGATTCAAATTTGTTTGCGAGTTTCGCTTCTTCGTTTTGCCAGAACCATTCGTTGGCTGACATCTGCTCTTCCTCGCTCATTCGCTTGTGATAACCCATTTATATATGGTCTTGAAAGATTCTTAAATCGAATTCGAATATGATTCCATCCTTCTTTAAACGAACGTAGTGAAGGTCGAAATTCGGTTCATCTTTGCGGAAAAATCTTCCTAATATGTCGAACTCAAATATGTTGTTGTTTTCGTCTGTGAACTGGCGACCTTCGTTCTCGTGAAACCAACCGTTGTCGTGTTCGTACGTTTGTGCAATTGCTTTGATTTCTTCGTTGAGACGCTTGATATCGTCCATACTAAAGTGATAAGTGATTTTTGGATTGTACATTGATTTGATTTTTAGTTGTTGCAAATGTATTCAATTAATTGATCGTTCCAACGCGCTTCTGAAAGTTTTTGACATTTTACAATGTTGTCGCTTATCTCGTTGTGCGTTAGGTTGTATGCGTTAGCTGAGGAATAAACGCAAATAAAGTTAGATTTCTTTTGGCGGCTCTGGTAGTTCTTTCCAATGCGTTGTAATAATGTGCTTGAATACTCGTTCAAGTTTGTCAATTCTAAAGGAGCAATACGCATCCCAATCCAATGTTCCATTTCTCTTATCACCCCAATAATTTTGGGCGACGATAATAGCTTCTTGAATTTCATTGATGTCTTCTGGAAAGAGAAGTGGTGTTTTACATTTGTTTTCATTGTTCATTTGATTTATAGTTTTGATTTAGATTTCTTTTGATTCAAGGACTGTTTGACGTGGTTCAAAACACACCGCTTTGTCAAATTCTTCTTTCGCGGCTTCGTAGGTTTTAAAGCAACCTACATAGCTTACGTCAATTTTTAACCAGTACAGAGTTTCGTTGTACTTTACTTCTTCGATTAGTT